TAATTATGCATTATCATCTGCTCAATTACTAGAAATATACAACAATGGTAGACCAAACGATTTAAGTACTTTCTCTGGAACCGCTCCTATTTCTTGGTGGAGACTTGGTGAAAATGCTTATTTTGATAATAACTCATTTGTTGTCCCTAACTCAATTACTGGAGCACCTAATGGTGAAGCATCGACTAATAATTTAGAAATGATCTCAGCTGATGCACCTGGAACTTATGCAAATGGTATAGGAACAAATTTAGACATCTTAGATCGTGTAGGAGATGCACCTTTATCAACTTCTAACTCTCAGAGTTATAATATGATTCCAAGTGATATTAGCCCTTATGTACCTGGATATGTAGGTGATCAAATAGCTAATAATTTTAGTATGAGTTTTGATGGGAATGATGATTATACTAATACTAACTATAGCATAACTTCTGGAAATAAAACTATTTCTTTTTGGTTTAATAGCTCTTATGCGGGTTATCAATGTATTATGGGTAACACAAATGATTCTTTTATACTTGGTACTTTTAGTAGTCAAATACCTACACCTAATGGTATTTCGTATTTTCAAGGAAGTTCAAATAAGCAATTTGGAGTAACCGCATCTGTAACAGATGAATTTGCAGATGGAAACTGGCATCACTTTGCTTACACATACGATGGAAATAGTAAAATTTATATAGATGGAACAGAAAGAACAATAAGTTACAAATCTGGAACTACATCTTCAGACGACATTGTTGTAATAAGCAATTTAGCGTTAGGTTTAAATCGTGCAGTTTATCCTAAATATTCTGGAAAACTAGACGAAGTAGCAATATTCGATACAGCTTTAAATGCTGGACAAATTTATAATGATATTTACCAACCAACTAAAACTGCAACTAACAAAACAGCAGATTTCTTAAAGAATCCAAACCTACCTAATCCGGTAGCTTGGTACAGAATGGGAGATTAATAAAATAAAAATATGAGTACAAAGTTTTTAAGTCCAGGCTGGCGAATGCCAAGAAATGCTAATCAAAGTAAAAGTTCTAATTATAGTTTAGATTTTAATTCAAGTCCTTATATAGACACAAATTTAAATACGGGCTCTTATAGCTCTTTTAGTGTTAGTGCTTGGATAAAAGCCGACACACTCTCTTCTGGGAAAGTAGTAGCTGCTCAAACAAGAAATGGCAATTGGTCTTTAAGTTCTTGGCTTTTATATATTGAAGCTCCAAGTAGTGTTCCTTATATGACTTTTTATATGATGTCTGGAGACTTGCCTATACTTGCTGGTAAAAACACAGTTTTATCTATAAATCAATGGTATCATATTGTAGCAACTTGGGATGGCGCAACTAGCAAAATGTATATTGACGGAGTAAAAGAAACAATAGAAGGTACAGTTTCAAGTATGAATACAAGTGTTGTTAATACGTTAATAGGAGCAAGTCACAATAGTACTGGAACAGGGGCTACAGGTGGATGGGATGGACTAATAAACGAAGTATCTATTTTCAACTACGCTCTTTCTCAAAGCCAAGTAACAACCCTTTGGGGCGGTGGAACATCCGTCTCAAATCCTATGGCTTTACCAAGTCCACCTATCGCTTATTATCCTTTAGGTACATCTGCTTATAATGGACAGTATTTAGCAGAAAACAATGCTATTGGAGATTATGTTTTTGATAATTCTTCATCAAATAATAGAATTTTAATTTCAAATAATAGTATTCCAGTTTCAGGAGACTCTTCTATAAGCTTTTGGTTTAACGCAGGTACAAATTCAGGTTACAAAAGTTTTATAGCTTCTCAAAATTATTACACAACAGGTATAAACAACACTTTTTCTTTTCAAATTAATGGCACTACAGTTAGGTTTATTTTTGCTAATGGACAAACTTTAGCAACTATTTTAAGTACAACGATTGATTTAAACACTTGGTATAATTTGACTGTTACACTAAATATTTCAACAGATGTTTATAAAGTTTATATAAATGGAACTCAAGTTGGTTCAGATACATCTTTAGGAGGTAGAAACATAAGTGATTTAAATCAAGGTTTTTCAATATTTAATGGACTTGCAAGCGGTGGCTCAACTTACAATAGTGGTTTTATAGGTAAACTTTCCAATGTTCAAATTTGGAACAAAGAACTTATAGGTTCTGAAATAGAAACTCTTTACAACTACGGCTCACCAATACGAACTTTAGCTAATATACCTCAAAACTCTAATCTAAAAGCTTGGTATAAACTCGACGCAAGTGAGGTTTATAATAACTCAACTACAAAGTGGAGTATAGATAACAACCAAAATCCTTCAGCTTACTCAAGTTCTTTAGATTTTGATGCTGCAAGTGGTGATTATATAGATTGTGGAAATGATTCAACTCTTAATTTAACAAGTGAAATAACTTGTTCAGCTTGGGTAAAATTTGAAGGGACTACTGAAACTTATTACACAGTTATGTCTAATTTTGAAGCTCCACAAAAATTTGTTTTATATTATTATAGAGCTGGTGCTGCTGGTAGTAGAATGTTAAGATTAAGAATTAACTCAAGCAATGGCACATTATCAGGTTTTTACAGTACATACGTAGATTTATCTGATGATAAATGGCATCATTTAGCTTTTACTTTTGACGGAACCACTAACACAAATAGTATTAGTGTATATGTTGATAATATTAAAACATCTTTTACAGCTACTAATTCTGGTATAAAAAGTAATACAACATCAACTTTAATAGGGCATTATCTACCCTCTTCGAGTAATTGGGGTATGGTTGGTAAAATAAGCAACGCTTCAATATGGAATACAGCTTTAACATCTGCACAAGTAACAGAACTTTATAATAATGGAACTCCATCTAATCTGTCAAATCATTCAGGTACTTCTAACCTTGTTTCTTGGTGGAAATTAAATAATACAACTACAGGTATTGAAGATTCAAAAGGTTCTAACAACGGAACTAATAGTGGAGCTACAGAATACCCCGGTTTTGTAAATACATTAGCCGGAGAAAGCTCAGGAATGTCTCAAGCAAACCTTGTTCAAAGTGACTTACAAACAGTTGCTCCTTATAGTAAATATGCTATGAATTTTGATGGAACTGACGGTATAACTATAAGTGTTGGGTCTTTAACTCTACCTTCGTATAGTATGTCTATATGGATAAATGTTGATAGTTTACCATCATCAGATTGGAGAAGAATTTTTGAGTTTGGTAATAGAAGATTTTTTGGATTACAAAGTGATGGTAAGCTAAGTTTAGGTTATCCGTCTCCAGGTTGGGTAGAAACTGAAACAGTAGCAACTATTTCAACTAATAAATGGCATCATTTAGTATTTGCAGATAACGGAACTAATACAGTAGTATATATAAATGGAGTTGGCGAAACTGCATCTAATACCACCAATGCAACTGGTTCTACTTGGTGGATAGCTAATGTAAATTCAGGAACAGGATTAGACGCAAAGCTTTCAAATTGTTCTGTTTGGAATACTGCTTTAACATCTTCTCAAGTAACAGAACTTTATAATGAAGGCCTTCCTAGTAATTTAAATTCTCACTCTGCATATTCTAACCTTGTTTCTTGGTGGCAGTTAGGTGAAAATAGTTCTTATGTAAGTGGATGGACTTTTGCTGATGAAAAAGGAACTAATAACGGAACTGGAAATGGCCTAGCTGAAACAGACTTAACAAATGGTGTAGGCACAACAGCTAATGGAGTATCTAGCGGAATGTCAGAAGGTAATTTAGTAGGTGATGCACCATATAGCACGGCAAATGCAATATCAAGCAATATGGCAGTTACATCAAGAGTTACTGGAAGTGGCAACACTCCGTAAAAAATATTAACTTTGTAAAAAATCAAAAAATGGCAACAACTTATGTAGTAATCAACCTATCTGACACGAACTCAGTTTTATTCAGCCAGGTGAACCAATCTTCTGCTCAAACAATGAGAAGAAACGTAGCAAATACTGAAGGTGTTTTATCCTTCCAGGTAGAGCCTTCTTTTATCACTAATGGGTCGTTAGTTCCGGTAGGAACCTATACTCACGAAGAGATACTAGTTTTATTAGCTACCCCAGAGTGGACACCAGCTGAACCTGGAGAGTGAAGTATAGAAAGAAAATAACAACAAAGAGACCTGGGGTACATTCTAAGAATGCGTCCAAAGGGCAGACGGGATACAAACCAAAATACCGTGGTCAAGGCAGATAATATGGAAGAACCTCTCTTAATAGCTTTGATTTCAGCACTTGGAGTCAAGGAGATATGGAATATAATTAAGAAGAAGATTGACATCAACGCTAAAAAAGAAGATGATCAAATAGAGAGACTTACGGAAAAAATTACCAGCCTAGAACTAAAAATAGACGAGTTAATTAAAGAAAACCTAAACCTAAAAGTAAAGGTGGCAAAAATGGAAGAAAGAATATTATTAACCGCTAAAAACAGAATTAAAAAATGAAACTATCTAAAAACTTGTCTCTTTCTGAAATGCTAAAAAGCGGAACTGCTGAAAGAAAAGGTATAGAAAACCTACCCACAGAGGAACACATCGAGAATATGAAAGTTTTAGCTGAGAACATATTTCAACCCATTAGAGAGCACTTTGGTGTTCCTTTTGGTATTAGTAGTGGTTATAGGTCAGAGGCTTTAAATAAAGCCATTGGAGGGGCTCATAAATACATAGACGGCAAGTACGTAGCTACTTCACAACACTGCAAAGGAGAAGCAATTGATTTAGATAGGGATTATGCCAATGCTCCAAACAATGCAGAAGTATTTCACTTTATTAAAGATAATTTGAATTTTGACCAATTAATTTGGGAGTTTGGAACAGATGAGAATCCTTCTTGGGTACACGTTAGTTACAGCACTACTAAAACTCAAAGAAACAGAATATTAGTAGCATATAAAGACGACAATAACAAGACTAAGTATAAAATCTATGGAAGATAAAATAAACCAACTTTTACAGGGTCAGGCGGTAATGCAGAATCAACTGCAAGAAATTAGCAAGCAAAAGAACGATCACGAAAAAAGAATTAGAAGTTTAGAAAAAAAGTTTTGGACTTCAATAGCAATGATATTAACAGGAATAGGAACATTTATAGAGGGTTTATTTTTACACAAATGATAGAAGAAAAGACAGAGTTTGAAAAAATGTTAGAGAGACTAGAAAAACAAACAGTACCAGAGAGAACTTGTAGTATTGATGATGAGAATTGTGAAAGCTGTTCGGGATGAAAAAGAAATTAAAAGACACTGGAATAGGTAAATTCTTAAAAGAAAAAGCTCCTGGAGTCCTGGATAAAATAGGAGATATCTTACCATCAAACGGAACACTTGGGATTATTAAAAACGTTATTAGTCAAGAACCAGACCTGACACCGCAAGAAAAAGAAGCTATTCACCAGCAAGTAGTAGAACTATACAAATTAGAGGTAGAAGACAGGGACTCGGCCAGAAACAGAGAAGTTGAGTTAGCAAAAGCAAATCGATTTGATTTTATGTTTAATTTAACAGGTTTGGTTGGCCTTTCTTGTTTTTCCTTCTTGGTTTATGCCATTGTTTATTTAGAAATACCAGCCCATAATAAAGAGATTTGGATTCATTTAATCGGGGTGACAGAGGGAATTGTTTTGAGTATAATTGGTTATTTTTATGGTTCGTCAGCATCACGAAGAAAATGATTATCTTTGTAAGGATAAATTAAATTAAATGAAATTAGAAGAAAAAGAATTAAAATCTTTAAGAGATTTAAACTCGGAGTTTCAATCACTTAAAGTGCAATTAGGAGAACTGTCAATACAGAAAAACTCAGTTCTTAAAAGAGTCGATTCAATAAGAGTTGAATTTGAATCACTTGAAAATGAATTAATAAAAAAATACGGAGAAAACTCTGTAATTAACTTAGAACACGGAACAATAACACAAAATGGCGAAAATAAGTAACACTAACACCTACCCAACCAAAGCAAGTCCTTCAAGTACAGATTATGTAATAGGAACAGACGCTTCTTCAAAAGAAACAAAGACATTTACTTTACAAAGTATAGCAAATCTTTATGGTGGTTCAGGATCAGGTACAGTTACTAGTGTTGGCTTGGATGGGGGTACTACCGGTATTACCATAACAAGCGACACAACAAATCCAATAACCACAACAGGCACATTTACATTAGGTGGTACTTTAGCTGTAGCCAACGGTGGAACAGGGTTAACATCTTTAGCAGAAGGAAGTATTCTAATAGGAGACTCTTCAAGTTCTATATCTTCTTTAACTCTAGGAGCTGACACTTACGTTTTAACATCTAACGGAATCACAGCTTCTTGGCAGGCTCCTGAAGGCGGTATATCTGTTAAAGATAGTGGTGGCACAGCAATAAGTGGTATTAATACTTTAAATTTCGATAAAAACTTGTCGGTAGGACACGCTGCAGGATCTACTACAGTAACAATAGACGGACCAAGTAGTGCGAATGGTATTTCTCCTTTTCCTATTTACCAAGCTAAAGATTCTGTTGCTGTAGGTGGTCAAACCATAATTAGACAAAGTGTTTGTGAAACAGCAGGAACATACTCTAGGTTAGATTATTTTTCAGTTGGAGCTTCTTCAAATCCTGTTTATTTTGCTATTTACACAGGAACTATTACCGCTGCTGGTTCAGCTACAAAAAGACTTGAAGGGTCCAACTCAACATCATCTGCAGGTATTAATGTAATTAACTTTAGTAGTTCTTACAATTTTACAGCTGGTCAAGATATAGTTATAATAGTTTCAGCGGATGATACTCTTGGTTTGGCAGGAAGCACTTCGTTATTATCTCACGCAGATATATGTAGAGGTGCTGCAGTGTATACTAGTAGTTTTCCATCTACTTTAGGAATATTACTTGATGGTATTACAAATCCAGTAGCTACAGGTGTATGTACACATATTTATTAAATCAAATGAAATGGAAATTAGGAAAATATCAATTGGTCCTGACTATAAGTCTGGGGCAATGCACTACCTTATTGGGCAAGATGTTCTAGGTGGTAATTATACCATACACCATATAAGACAAGAAAAAGATTGTTTTAAAATATGGATTATTAAAGAAAACGAAATTGTTCTTTGGAAAAGTTTTAATGCCACTATTCCAGTTTCTATAGAATATAACATCAATTTTTAGTATGAAGTCACCTTTTGGTTTTATTGTAACTCCGGTTAATGACACCAGGTACGATAATGTAAAAAAAATAGGAGAGGTTGACTTTATTACTAGCTCCTCTAAAGAAGACCATACCGTCTCTAATCGTTTTGCTAATGTAGTATCTACTCCAATAAACTATGATGGTGAGGTAAAGGAAGGTGATATATTGGTAGTTCATCACAATGTATTTAAGTATTATAACGATATGAAAGGCAGAGAAAAAAGTGGTAGGAGCTTTTTAAAAGACAATCTATTTATAGTAGAACCCAATCAGTTTTTTATGTACAAACAAGATGGTCAATGGAAGTCTCATTTAGATTATTGCTTTGTTAAGCCTTCTAATAAAGAAGAATCTGTTATATTTAATAGTGATAAATACCAAGCTCTTACAGGAACTATTGAGATAACTAACCCAGAGTTAACTTGTTTAGGTTTAAAAACAGGAGACAAGGTTTGTTTTAAGCCAGAGTCTGAGTACGAGTTTAAAATAGATGATCAAACTCTTTATAGAATGAAATCAAAAAATATAACTATGGTATTATGAGTAAAGAAATTAAATTAAAAATAATAAAAGCGGGTAGAGCAGCGGTAGAGCAACTAATAAAAGTAGCTCAAGAAAAAATTATTAAGCCTGACCCAGATGATGAGTTAGCGGCAGACAGATTAAAAAATGCAGCAGCGACTAAGAAACTAGCAATATTTGATGCGTTTGAAATACTTAATCGTATTGATGCAGAAGAAGAGGCTTTAAATAGTGTAAATAAAACAAGCAGTAATCAAGGATTTGCAGAGAGAAGGTCTAAATAAAGTTGTACAAGACATTGTACCAAAAACAGCTATGGCTAAGAAAAACAAAGCCAAAAACTGGGAGTATGGTTACAATGAAAAGTATGATATTGTAGTTATTTCCAAAGATGGAACATTAGGTGACATATATGAAATTCAAGGGTTAAGAATAGGACTACCTAAAACACCTTCTAAATATTACTCTAATGAAGAAAAATGTTGGCAACCTTTTGAATATCCAAAATCATTATCTAAAATAAAATCCATATTTCAATGGAACGAAATGTCTTCTGAGTTTAAAGACACTTGGGTAGGTTATATTGAACAGGAGTTTGACAGGAGAGAAGAGGGTTTTTGGTTTAATAACAACGGGAATCCCACATATATTACAGGAACGCATTATTGTTATTTACAATGGACCAAGATTGACGTAGGTCATCCTGAGTTTAGAGAAGCTAATAGAATATTCTTTTTGTTTTGGGAAGCTTGCAAAGCAGATAAGAGAAGTTTTGGAATGTGTTATTTAAAAATAAGACGTTCTGGTTTTTCTTTTATGGGCTCATCTGAAACTGTAAATACTGCTACTATATCTAAAGACGCAAGAATAGGGGTGCTATCTAAAACTGGAACAGATGCCAAAAAAATGTTTACAGATAAAATAGTTCCTATTTCTAATAACTATCCATTCTTTTTTAAGCCCATCCAAGATGGTATGGACAAACCAAAGACAGAACTATCCTATCGTGTCCCTGCAAGTAAGATTACCAAGCGTAATATGTATCTATCTGATAATCAAGAACTTGAAGGCTTAGACACTACAATAGATTGGCGTAACACTTCTGACAACTCTTATGATGGAGAAAAACTTCAACTACTAATACACGATGAAAGTGGTAAGTGGGAAAAGCCTGAGAACATACTTAATAATTGGCGTGTTACAAAAACCTGCTTAAGGTTAGGTAGTAAGGTTATTGGAAAGTGTATGATGGGCTCAACTTCAAATGCGTTGGATAAAGGTGGGTCTAATTTTAAAAAACTATATTATGATTCTGATGCTAAGTCAAGGAATGCTAATGGCCAAACTAAATCTGGGTTGTATTCCTTATTTATTCCTATGGAGTGGAATTTTGAAGGTTATATAGACAAGTTTGGTATGCCTGTTTTAAAAACTCCAGTAAAACCTATTGAAGGAAATGATGGTGAGTACATTACTACAGGAGCTATAGATTACTGGGAGAATGAAGTTGATTCTTTAAAAAACGATGCCGATGCATTAAATGAGTTTTATAGACAGTTTCCAAGAACAGAGTCTCACGCATTTAGGGATGAGAGTAAACAGTCTTTGTTTAACTTAACTAAAATATACCAACAGATAGACTACAATGACGGGTTAATGAAGGCTAAGTATTTAACTAGAGGTAGTTTTCATTGGGAGAACGGTATTAAAGATTCTAGAGTAATATGGAGCCCAAACAAGAGTGGTAGATTTTTAGTTAGCTGGATACCTAAATACGAACTTCAAAATAGAAAAGAACTAAGAAACGGAAAGTATTATCCTAGTAATGAACACATTGGTTCATTTGGTTGTGATAGTTATGACATTTCTGGAACAGTTGGAGGAAAAGGTTCTAATGGTGCTTTACACGGAATGACTAAGTTTAATATGGATGATGCCCCAAGTAATGAGTTTTTCTTAGAATACGTAGCCAGACCACAAACAGCTGAAATATTTTTTGAAGAAGTTTTGATGGCTTGTGTATTTTATGGTATGCCAATACTTTGTGAAAATAATAAACCAAGATTATTGTATCATTTTAAAAACAGGGGTTATAGAGGGTTTTGTATGAATAGACCAGATAAACAATTTAATAAGCTATCTAAAACAGAAAGAGAATTAGGTGGCATACCTAACACATCTGAAGATGTTAAGCAATCTCACGCATCTGCTATTGAGTCTTATATAGAAAAATATGTGGGACTAGATATGGTTAGCGAGTTTAGAGCAATGGATGAAATGGGTTCAATGTATTTTACTAGAACTTTAGAGGACTGGGCTCGTTTTGATATTAATAAAAGAACTAAATTTGATGCTTCAATTAGTTCTGGTTTAGCTATAATGGCCAATCAAAAACATTTGTACACTCCTGTCAAAAAAGAGTCAAAAATAAGCATTAACTTTGCAAGATATGCTAACAAGGGGAATATAAGCGAATTACTGAAATAAATGAAAGACGTTGAATTATTAATAAACCCCGCA